AAAAAAAAAATAATATTTTTATTATAATAATAAAAATAAAATAAATGAGTAAAAATTTATTTAATATAAATTATAAAAAGAAGGGGGGGGGGGGGGGGGGTATTTTTTTATATTTTTGACATTACAATTCTAAAAGGCTATGAATACTTAGAAGATAGAATATGAAAAAAACTAAATCCATCTTAGCTTCTTACTTTCGTTTTATTTTACTCTTTATTCCTTTACTTTTCCTTTCCTTTTCTGCCGGTGACAACAAAAGCCATTACAACATCCCACTTGCAGCCTGGAGCGTCACTGCAGGCGATATTGACATGGACGGTGATAATGATATTGTTGTAGGACATAATTCAAATATTCACGGTGTCACTGTACTATATAATACTGGTTACGGATATTTACAATTAATAGATACCTTATTTATTGATAATGGTTTTCCATCTGTCAACTTTGATCATTTTGATGATAACAGTTTTATCGATATTTATGGTGGACATGTTACTACTAATCCTTACAATTTTTATATTGGCATTATTTTTAATTTTGGAATCAATGGTTTTGATAGTATTAACTCCTATTTAATAAGTACTAATGAATCCATTCATTATTTTACCAGTGGAGATATTAATAATGACAATCTAAGAGATATTGTTTTTGCCTCCCATCTCGGACAATTCTGGGGCGTAATTTACAATAGTAATTTTGGTAACTTTTCTACTCCTGAATACCATTATGTGAATGATTATTACCCTTCAGAGATTGCTTGTGGCGACCTTAATGCTGATAATTGTGAAGACATTGTGGTTTGTGGGCAAAACACAGAAGTTTATTTCAGTTATCCGGAGGGATTTCAAAGTATTATATTGGAAACCTATAATTTTAAAGAGGGAGTCTCGATAGAAGATTTCGACCTCGATGGAGATAATGATATATTAACTTTTGTAGGTATTTCAGTTGCGAATGTGACTAGTCTTATAATGTATGAAAACCATGGAAATAATTTATTTGATACAATTGATGAATTTTATTTCCAACCCATGTCGGATCGGTTCTTCGTAACCGATTTTGACAATGATAACCTGCAGGATATTTTATTTCAATTATCCAATAAAACTGGCTTTATAATTTACTATAATCAGGGTAATTTTCAGCTTGGCGATTCGCAATTTGTTGCCCTTCCGCCATCAAATCCTGAAGAAGCTTGGCGAGATTGCTGTAGTGCTGACATTGACGGAAATAGTTACACCGATATAATAACAGTCAAAACCTTAAATGTTCTTTTGCCCGATAACCTATCAATACTTTTCAACGATGGAATGGGCAATTTTTTAGAAGAACCTTTAACAAATATAGATTTTCAAAATAATAATACCGAAATTTCAATGCATTGTTATCCAAATCCTTTTGTTACTGATATAACATTTGAAATTAATGAACGAGCAAGCAATAATTCGGAACTTTATATTTACAGCATTCAGGGAAACTTTATTACATGTTTAACAAATAATACAAAGGAAGGAGGTCAAAATATAATAAAATGGGACGGGTTTGATACAGTCGGCAAACCTTGCAAACCCGGCCCTTTAGTCGCTTACCTGAAGGTAAACGGTAAAGTCCGCCAATCAATTAAATTAATTAAATTAAACTAAAATTTAGGAGGACCTGACAAAATTAAACAATTTATTTTTACTAGTAGTATTCTGCATTGTTACATTTAATTTACAATCTCAATTCTCAAGACAGCAAGCTACAGACCTTGTTTTACAGATGTTATCAGCTGAACTTGACTATATTGATGTTTATAGGTTAGAGGAACAAAAATCAGGACAGAGTACAATTTTACTGGAAACCGATCAAATCGTAGAACTGCCTTATTCATCAAACTGGGTATTTTTTGTCAATGACTTACCATTTGCCAATTGGGCTCATCCATGCAGATATATTTTTGTTGATGTTTTAAGCGGAGAATACCAAACAGTTTATCAAAATTTTTTCCCACCGAATTGGAAGATTTCTTATACTACGATTTCTTTAATGAACAGACCTTCATTACAAGATTTACCTGTAAATCCGGATGCTGTTACTGACGAACTTGACCCAAATCCACATCTATTCGCTGTAATTATTAATCCTATTGAAGAAGAAAATTGGCTATGGTATGATGTTTCTGCAATTTATTGTACGCTTCTAAATTATTATGGATTTACAAAAGAGAATATTTTTATTCATTATGATCACGGTTCAAGTAATATTAGTAATGATTTGGATGGCAATAATGTTTGGGATGATATTGATTATGATGCGTATGAATCCTCAATTAGCCACACATTTGAGGAATTGTCAGGGGAAAGCAATACATCACCAGAAATACCTAAACTAGGAGCCGCAGACCAGTTATTTATTTTTATTGATGGTTATGGCTGGATATATAATGGTCATTCATATCTCATTCTCTATAATTCAGATATTATTGATTATGAAATGGCAGGATACCTTGACAATATTAATTGTTCTCAAATGATTATAATGATGCAGGCAAACGAAATGGGTGGATTTTATTCAGAATTGTCTGATTACATCAGTTATAATGTTAGTTGTAAGAACAGATTTATACAGTCAACTGATTTAGACGGTCAAACTTTTTTAGAAACATGGATTACAGGAATTTATAGTGAATTTGTATATTACTGGACTGCGGCAGTTCGTGGTTATTATCTGCATAATGCGTATCCCTGGCAAAATTCTTATGAGGTCGGTCATTTTGTATGGGAAGATTACTTCCCAGAATACCCTGAACCTGGTTGGCACCCTGCTGATTATAATCCAGATTTAAATGGAGATGGATATATACAAATGCTGGAGGCATTTGATTACGCTAATAATTGGGACACATGGTCTCCCCCGCCAGATGGCGGTTACTATAATCCGAATGATGGCGGAAGTGTTGAACATCCTCAACAATTCATTGATGTATCGTTTTTTGAGGATTATGAGACCCAAGATCTGCTTACACTATCCGGATTAGCCGGTCATGTGGTTATCGGGGAAACCGTTGAAAACAGAAATTATATGATTGGCGGTAAGTTTTATATTGAACCTCAGGTGTCTTTAATTTTTCAGGATGAAACCAATATCTATCTGGGAATAAAGATGCAGATATCATAATTGAACCAGAAGCTGATCTTTCTTCAGGTAAAGCAACAAAATTCACAAATCTTAATGATTATTATAACGAAATAACTGTGAATGGCTCTTTTACTATTGAAGACTTCGCATCATTTTACAGTGAAGGTGGATTCTGTAAGATTATTATCAATGGTAATTCTGTCGTTGGTACAAATACAATTTATACAGGCGTAGATGATGGTCAGGTCTGGGTTGTAATTAACAATCAAAATTTGGATATTACTTTTGATCAGGCATTTTTAACCAATTCTGTTATCATCGGTTATAATAATCTATTAAATGTAACTAATTCCACTTTCAGTGCGAGTGGACTTTATGGTTTAAATGGAAATTATGATATTAGAAATACCGAATTCCGTAATTCATTTGTTGATGTTTTTAATGCTGATGATGATCATAGGTATTTGAATATACTCGATCACTGTGAATTTAGCGGAGTTCAGGGAGCCTCAGCAATAAGTATCACTAATTATCCAAATTTCAAAATTGAAGACTGTACTATATTCGGTGGCTCTCAGGGAATTTACATTTATAATTCCGGTTTTGTTTACTACTCCCCATTCTTTAGACCACGAAATTACTTTTCTTAATTGAAATTAATGATATTATTTGTAGATGTAATATAGGCCGTTAAAACCAAATGTATAACTTTATCTTTATTTAATTTTTGCCGGAAATCTTAGTTAATTGCGGATTTGAGGTATGCTTTGCAATGTGATGTTTTTAAAACCAAATGTATAAATTTATACCATTTTGAGTTAATTTTTGCTGTTTTTGAGGGATTAAACGGCTGGAACCGGACTTGTGACCAATATTACTACCCTGCCTTTCTTTTTTGCCCACTGGACGGGCTTTTGCCGGTGAGCAGCTCTATTGCCGCCGCCTGGGTGCTTATGGTTTGTATTTGCGCGGCTATAACCTGCTCTTTTGCGGCAATGATGCTATCTTTAAGCGCACAGGCCTGGCATTTTACCGGAGACGGCTCTCCTTTTTCGACAACTAACTCAATAGTATCGCTAACTTGTGCATTCACCTGTGCATTTACCTGTGCATTTTCATAAAAAAATATGATAGGTTCCTTACCCAAAAATATGTATCCAGGATTAACCGGATAATTAATAAATAATTTCTGTAATAAATCAGCGCTTGTATTTGTCCTAAACTTCAATATTTCTGTAAAAGATTGAGGAGTTAGACCCATTTTTAAAGCAAAATCAGTATTATTTTTAATTAATTTATTTTTTTTCAGCAAATTAAACACCTCTACAAACCGCTTATTTACTATGTTTTCAGATTTCATAAAAAATAAATTAAAAATTTCTGTAAAATAATTTGGAAATACAGAAATTCTGTATATTTTTGTAGCAAAATAATTTACAAAGGTAATGCAGAAAAGTTCAAAAGTCAAATATGAATATGATTACCCTGAAAACAGGGCGATAGCAGCCCGGCTGACGATGTTTGAGAAAAAGGAGATAGCTAAGCGGACTGGATACAGCTTATCATACGTGATAATGTGGAGCCGCGGAATGCGCCGGAGCGCTGTGATAGAAAAAGCAGCGGAGCTGATGACGGAGGTGATGGATTTCAGGGAAAAAAAAGCGGAAGAGATTACTGTATAGTTCGACAAGCTCACTATAAATATAAGGTATATGAAAATACTATTCCATACAACGGCAGGCGAACGGAAACCCGGCGAAAAGATATGGCTGAAAGGTTACCGGCGACCATGGGTAATAATGGGCGAAGATAAAGGACTGGTGAAGGCAAGGCACAGTTTAACGGGGTGCATTATCTGGCTGAGCCCGGGATGGAAATGCCAGTATGAGAATAAGGAAATGGAGCAGACACTTGGATTGTCCTCCCCCTGCCCCCTCCAAAGGGGGAAAAAAGCTGAAACAACTGGATTGTCGAACTAAATACTTAAAAAAATGAAAACTAATGTTTTTCCAATGATTCAATTTGTTTGCGAACCGAATTCTTCACAGTTCCGGCGGGCATCCGATTTATGTAGCCATCGAGATTTTCGCGGCAAAATTCGTCGAATAATTGCCGGTACTCTTTCGATTTTTTCGCGCTATGGCAAGTATTGAACCAGGCAAAAAACACATCCTCCATAGCCTGCACCCTGGAGCAGACCTGGAGGTACTGAGCATAAAGAGAAATGATGTTCTCTTCAGTAATGACTTTATCCATACTGTTAATTTTTAGACGCTCAAAATTAAGAATTTATCCTGATGCCCGAATACCGCACATATAACGACAAACAGACGCTCTGCTGCACAGTGGATGAGCTGGTGACATGCGGATTAAGCATAAATAGTATATGGGACGGGCTTAAACGTCATCGCCAGGGCATTGTCACCTGCTGGCCTCACCATAAGGACGGCAAAGTGTGGCTTCACTACGACGGGCTGCGGGAGGAGTACCGGAACATGTTACGGCAGATCATCTGCCAGGGCAAGGACCCACACGCTGTGGCAGGGGCAGCCATCCTGAACCAGTACACGACGCTGCGCAAGGAAGATCACGATGCCATAGAGTTGGCGATACTCGACATACCGCAATTATCGGCAAAGAAGAAGCAGATGACCGACGCATGCAGGGTACTGTGGCTGATGAAGCAATGTACGAACCGGAAGGCGATGCAGAAGCTGCTGCCGTTTGATACGATGAAGGAATTTACCGAGGCAGTTATACATTATATTATAGGTAACAAAATTGACCTTCCGCAGAATTATGCAAGGCTGAAAGAAAAGCTGCGGAAATACGACCGGGAAGGGGCGGCATGCGTGATCAAAGCACATAACTACGGCAACAGCCACCGGCTGAAGGTGGATGCCGAAACGGAATGGATACTGAACAGCCTGTACGGAAGGCATGACAAGCCTTATTACACCATCCTTCACGGCTTGTACGAAGATTTCAGGAAGGGCAGGATGCAACTGACGGACACCGAAACAGGCGAGATCATCAGTTTTGAGCCCTTCGCCGGTAAGAGCCTGGGGATAACGACGGTTTACAACTGGGTGAACCATACCGGTAACCGCACAACAGTTGACAAGGTACGCACCGAAGGGCTGGAATACGGCAATGTTCACCGCCCGCATATACACAGGCACTCGCCGCAGTGGAGCTTCAGCAAGATCACGATAGATGACATCGATATTCCTTTCAAAATGAAGGATGGCACGCGCGTGAAGGCTTACGAGATATGGGATGTGGCGAGCGGCGCCGTGATCGGGCGGGCATACTCGAAAGAGAAGAAAACCACGCTGATGGTGGATGCGCTGAGGAACATGTTCAGGCTGATCGTGCGCAACGGATGGAAGATGCCTCACCAGATAGAGACCGAAAGGCACTTAGCCTGGGACATGAAAGGAAAAGAGACCGAAAACGGATTTGAAGCCGACATTTTCTCTACCGGCGCCCTGTTCCCGTTTGTTGAGTTCTGCCTGGGAGGCAATCCGAAGCAGAAACGGGCTGAGCATAACATACGCGGAAAGAAATACCAGTTACAGAACAAGCGCGAAGGCTTCCAGCGAAGGCCATTTGCCAGGCTGGAGAGCAACCGGCTGAATAAGGATCGTGACAAGGTAACCTACACTTACGAGCAGATATGCGCCAATGAAGATCAGGACATAGAAACATGGAATGCGATGTTGCACCCGGATCAAAAGAAATACCCCGGCATGACCCGGTGGGATGTGCTGACAAGGAACCAGAATCCTGAACTGAACGAGCCGGCAAAGCATGTGATGGCGCTTTATGTGGGATATGCAACAGAAACTTCGGTACGGAACAGCCAATATGTGAAGGTGAGGGGACGGAAATACATGCTGCCCGATCCGGAGGAGATCAAGAAGCTGAAGCGGGTGGAGGTATCGGCCTATTACTTAGACAAGAACCCGGAGATGGTGTACCTGTATCAGGATAAGCATTATATCTGCGCCTGCGACCTTCTGGAGACCTTTAACGAGGCAGCGATAGAGCAGACTGACCGCGACAGAGAGATCATGCAGAAGCAGTTCAGCTACAGGGCTAAGTTTGACAAGATGGTGAAGGAGAATGTGGGGAGGATGAAGAGCCTGGATATTGCAAGGGGCGTGGAGCATGGAGCATGGAGCATGGGGAAGGAGGAGACGATGGATGAGTATGACCAGGTACCGGTGACAGTGACTCAAATTAGGGAAGAGGAAGTGATGGATGAGTATGATAAGCCGACCTCCCCAAGCCCCATCCGTCAGGAGCCGGACACAGTCCAAAGAGGAATAAACCACAGAGAACGCAGAGGAGGCACAGAGAATTATATTGATGAATATGACAATTAATGAATTAATAATGTAATTATGAAGACGCAACAGATCAATTACAAAGAAATCGCAGGTAACCTATATGCCAAGATCGGCAAAAAGAAGATCACGGCCAGTGTAGCCGCCCGTCAGATAGGGGTGAGCGACGCCACCATCAGCAACATCATCAACGAAGCCTACATAAACAATCCAACGCTATTCCCCAGCGACAGGATGTGGCTGAAGATAGCAAGCTGGACGGGGATGAAGACCGGCTGGCAGACGGCTGAAACAGCCAATTATAAGCGGGTGATGAACGTCTGCCGCCACGCCCAGGACAACGGCATCAGCCGCGCCATCAGCTTCGACCCCGGAACGGGAAAAACATTCGCCCTGAAGGCTTACAGCAACGACACGCCAAACTGCTGGTACATTGAATGTGATGAATTCTTCACCAAGAAGATATTCCTGCGCGAGCTGATGAAGGCGATGGGCATAGCCGGCGGGCCCCTGAGCGTGGCAGATATGGTGTATGAGATTACCGATAAGCTGAACACTACCGACCGTCCGCTTGTGATCATTGACGAGGCAGACAAGCTGAACGACAGTAGCCTGAACCTGTTCAAGACCTTTTATAACAAGGCAAATGCAGGCTTTGTGCTCACAGGAACTCCCTATTTCCGCAACCGGATAGACCGGGGAGTGCGTAAGCTGAAGATGGGCTACTGGGAGATATTCAGCCGGTTCGGCGGTGAGTTCATACCGCTGCACAAGGTGGATGAAAAGATGGTGAGGCAGGTGTGCGAAGCAAACGGAATGACAGACGAAGGCGAGATACAGGAAGTGATGGAAGCAGCCAACGGCGATTTGAGAAGGGTGAAGAGTATGGTGGAGAGGATACAATTGAGGAATTAGACCTCCCCCTGCGCCCCCTATGAAGGGGGATAACCACAGAGGACACAAAGAAGACACAGAGAAATGGACAGAGTTGAGATAAAGCGGGAGATCATGGTGAGGCTCGGCATCGGCGAGGGGGAATACAACCGGCTGATGTATGAGGCGGGAGAGCTTTATTTTGAGCGCAAATGCCGGGGATGGGATAGGATAAGGGAGGCTTTCAGACAGAGCAGGCAGATATGGGCATGGTGGACACAGCAATGGGAGCTGATGGACGAGCAGATAGTGAGGACGGGGATGCCCATCACCGGTATGCGCTCTTACGCGAATATCCATTTAAATCTGGAACACTACCCCAATTCGGGGCTGGTGAAGAAGGCGCTCGATGGATATGACAGGGCTGTGCTGGATGAGATTGAGCAGGCAACCTCCCCCTGCACCCCCTTCAAATGGGGACAATCCCGGAAGGAGATAAAGACATGAAGATAACTGCGGGACAAAACCGGAGGCTGCATGCACTGCTGACTCAATACGATCTGATGGACAACAAGGAGTACATCATAGAATGCTATACCGATGGACGGACAGCGCACAGTTCGGAACTGGAATATAACGAGGCAGCACAACTCATTAAAAATATTGGTTCAGGACAAATGGCTTCAATGAGCTATAAGGCGGGCGACAACCAGCGTAGGAAAATATTGAGCATCTGCTACCAGCTTCCGGTAGAACTCGGGTTTACGGTATATGACGAAAAAAAGGGGCGCAGAGTAGTGAATATGATCCGTTTGAATGAGTTTTTAAACGGGCCTAAATCAATTTTTAAGAAGGATTTGTACAGGCATGATCCGAAGGAGCTGAGCAAGGTGATCGTTCAGTTTGAGAATATACTGAATGGGTATTTGAAAAAATGACCTCCCCCTTAATCCCCCTCCAAAGGGGGATACCCACCTGGTTCTGACCGGAGGGGTATATCGGGGACAAAACAGAAGCAATGACGAAAGAAGAGATCAAACAGGAAAAACAGAGGCTGAGGAAACAGATCGAGTTTCTGAACACTTATCTGAGCCGGACATCTCCGAATGTAACGGGATGGAATGAGAAATTCAACGAGCGTGCCGACTGCCGCGAGTGCTATGCGCTGATTGTAGAACTTGAAAAAGAGGAGTTGTATGCTGCGAAAGCTGTTTAACCGGGAGATCGCAAGCAGGCATAAAAAGGGTCGTAACCCGGAGCTGGTTAAGCTGCGGGATGAGGCGCTGCTGAGGCGTTTCGTCTATTGGAACGATGTGAAGCGCGTAAGGCTGGATGATGTGCTGTCGAAGCTGAGTCTTGAGGAATTCTTTATTGACGAAAAGCGGATCATACAGATACTGAACCGCAACAGTGAGCGGATCAATGCGATAAGGAACGGGGGGAAGAAGAATCAACTGAAGCTGTTTGAATAGCAAAGGCAATGAACCACAGAGACACGGAGAACACGGAGAAACATAGAGTACTAACATAAATTAATTTGAAAATGAAAACACGTGAGAAAAAAGTGATCGTAAGCGGAATTACGCGCGAAGAGGCTGAGGAAGCCTTCGGGAAATACGCTGCAGCCGACGCACGGCAGCAGAGGATCAACGCAAAGATGGATGTGGAGTTCACAGCCATCCGCGAAAAGTACCAGGATGAGCTGCATAAACTTGCTGAGGAAAAGGAAAAGAGCTTCGAGGTAATGCAGGTTTTTGCTACAGAAAAGAAAGTGGAACTGTTTGCGAAAAAGAAGAGTATGGAAATGGTGCATGGAATTATGGGTTTCAGGATCGGGACTCCGAAACTGAAAACAATGAAGGGTTTTACCTGGGGAGCGGTTCTTAACCTGCTTAAGGAATTCCTTCCGGATTATGTACGTACATTAGAGGAACCGGCAAAAGACAAGCTGCTGGCCGACCGCGATGTGGAGGATGTGGCAATTCTGATGCCGAAGGTAGGAATATATGTTGACCAGGATGAAACATTTTATGTGGAACCGAAAAAGGAAGATTCGGTTAATTAGTTAATTCAGATAATTAGGTTAATTATGAAGCCGATAATCAATATTACCAACGAAAGCATTAAGGTGGAAACCGAAAGCTTTGAGATGATGATATATCTAAAGCCGTTCAACAATAAGGAAGTAGTTGATCTGAGGCATACGAAGAGAGACCCGGTAGAAATATGTCCTAAGTGCCGGCAGATTAAGTCTGTTTGCTTCTGCAATCCTGAGCCAAAGAAGATAGACGAATACGATGATCCCCTTAAAACGAACAAAGGTACTTCGGCAAGCTCAGGTAAAGCCAAGGGCAAACGCGGGGGTTTTAATACGACGAAAATAAGGACATGCCACAGATGCGGCAAAGATTTCAAGCCCCGGGGCAACCGACAGAATTACTGCAGCGAAGCATGCGGTTTGAAGCCTAAAAAATACATGAGAAAAAAACACAAATTAACTCCGGAAAAGGAAGCAGAGTTGAATAAAACGCTGGCTGAAATTGAAGAAAGAAGGTTGAAGCCTTATCAGGTGGGGAATTGACACCTCCCCCTGCCCCCTCGGAGAGGGGGAGAGTAGCTCCGGTGGGCAAACGGGTTAAGCCGCTACCCTTTCATGGCAGAAATTGCGGGTTCGAACCCCGCCCGGAGTACGGAGATAAGTTAAAATTCAATGTTTATGAAAAAGAAATTTGTTGAAAAAATGGAATCGGGGTTCGTTCTGGCTGACAGGATCATCCCTTATACGCTGGTTTTGATCTGCGTGTATGTAATATTCATAGCAGGGCTTGTTTTCCTGTTGGGATGCAAAACCCAAGTGAACACCTGCATTAAAGACAAACGGTATTTCGCACCCCAGGCAAAGGAAAGCCACAGCGAAAGAAATGCGCAATTCAGAAAGCATGTAGTTAACAAAACAAACAGGAAATGAAACAGATTATCATTAACATTCCGGAAGAAACGCAGATGATCAATCTTAATATTCTGATAACCGGAGACCAGGTGGATGTGAAGCATGATGGTGATCAATTGCAACCTGATCAAATCATCAATGAGGTGTGCCGCTATATGCAGGTGACGCCGGAAAAACTGAAAAGTAAATTGCGGCATAACCGGATTACGCGGGCGCGCAAGCTGGCGATGTATTCGCTGAGAATGAACACACGGTTGAGTTTTACCGAAATAGGTAATAATATGAATAGGAATCACTCCACAGTTATAACAGCATTACGCCAGACCAATAACTGGATCGAAACACATTATCAGCCCTTCGAGAGAGAATTCCGGCATATACAGCGAAGGATGGAAGATTTGAAAATACAGAATCAAAAGAACGCCGATTTATTAGTAACCACAGGGGTCACAGAGGAAACACAGAGATGAAATACTTAGTGAACATTGATGGCGGCAAACTGAAGGTGATCTTCGAATACAATGCCGAAGGCTACCTAACCGCTTTTAAGATCGACAGCCGGCTGGCGAAGGAAGGCATTGTATGGCTGCATCAGCGTATGCCTTTCATCAGCGAAGAGCTGGAGACCTGGCGGACGAAGATCAGGAACGTAGTGATCGAAACCATACAGGACGACACCACCTTTACGGGTTTCTGGAATGCCTATAATTATAAGGTAGGCAATAAAAAGCGGGCTGAAAAGCTGTGGGCGCTCCTTCGTGAAGATGAGAAGCTGCAGACGCTGGTAGCCATTCGCAAATACGACCGCTACCTGGCGCAGCACACGAAGATGGAAAGGGCATACCCGGAAACCTTCCTGGCGCAACGCAGGTGGGAAAATGAATATAAGTAACCGTCATTACGAGGGAGGCACAACCGAAGCAATCTGTTCATTAATAGGGATTGCTCGCTATGCTCGCAATGACAAAAAAAATAAACAATGAAAATAAAGATTAAGCTGAGCGGTAACGAAATAAGGGCGGTGGTACTGATATTACAGACTATTGACCACATAGGAAGCCGCAAAGGATTTGCCAGCCTGGCGCAGATGGAGCTGCTCGAAGACTTGTATATAAGGCTGGTGGTTAGGATGAAAAAATTCAAAAACGAAAACAATACCCTCTCTCTTACCTTTGCCGAAGCCTGGGCAATGAGCATGCAGGTTGAGCATAAATGCGACATGTTTCCGGTGTTTGAGTGGAATACCTGGGGAAAGATTGAAGCTGAAATTAACAGGGCGTTGGTGAATGAGGGGCAATGAAGACGCTAACTAAGAGCTAACGCGCGTTTTAATGCGCTGTTAGCGGGAGTTAGCAGCGTTTTTTTAACCACAGAGGACGCAGAGAAAACAAAAATTATAAACTATGAAAAGAAAAGTGATCAGCAGTAAAAATGATCGTGTTAATATCCCTACGATCCCGACAGCAGTGGCAACATTATGCCTGTATGTGTTTAAAGCGCCTATGTGGCTGTGGGGCGCAACAGGCGCTATTTTTTTACTCATCTGGATTGCCTGGATTGTAGGGTTAACCCAGCAGGAACAGGTTGATATTTTTAAGGACAAAAAATAAATTTGCTTTTTAAATTTTGTTGTATATTTGCCCTCGCTAACATAGTTAATCAGGGGTAAATTCCTTGAAGTTTAAGAAATATCCCGGATGGAGGAGTCCGCAAGGCCCTCAACCCTTCAAGCCCTGCTTGACTGTGTTAGCACATCCGGGGTTATTTATTAATTAAAATTTATTTATTATGCTAACACAGAAAAAAAATGAGGTTATGAACCTCACTGTGACTGAAGGTCTGACAGTCTCAATCATTCCAAGTTCAGATCATGAATATCTAATCCCTTCAACAGACGTAGCCATTGGCTATGGTATTAGCAGAACAACTCTTCGTAGACACCTTCAGGAACATGGAGATGAGCTTAATGAAGGAAAGCATTTTATCAAGGGTGTTCATATTTTGAACACCCTTGTCAAAGGCGTGCAACCTAATACTACCTTTTGGACGAAGCGTGGCATTGTCCGTCTTGGGTTTTTTATCAAGAGCGAGCGGGCGCGACGGTTCAGGGACTGGGCGGAGGATTTGGTGATAGCGACGGTAACCGGCAGGACCTCCCCCTCGATCCCCCTCCAGAGGGGGACAAGCCTGCACCAGGTGCATGGCGGATTTAACCGGCTTACGCCGGCGCGGCTGGTTGATCTGCTTGCCGACGTATGCCTGGTTGATGACCCGGATCTGCGCCAAAGGCTGGTGAACAAGTTAACGGGGAGGGCTGCCCTGTGAAGCCCGCAGTATGGATAGCCGACTACAGCCAGTGGAGCCATAAAGACCTGGTGGAGTTGATGAAAACTTATGATCAGCTGGTGGAGGCGTGGAGCTACTATTTCAATTCTAAGGTCACCCCCCTTAATCCCCCCTCAAGGGGGGACATGCTGCCGATGATGTGGTGGAAGTTTTCGGCGAACTAAGCCCGAAAAGATAACAACAGAGATCACAGAGAAACCCCGCAGAAATACGGGGTTTTTTTTTAAAGCAAATGTATTCCCGCATCCAGGTCAACCCATCCGTCTGCATGGAAACGCTTAACGGGTAGCAGCGATGGAAGCGTTATTTCAAAGGAAGTGGTTTCGGTTAGGATGAAATTTTGGGTAAATGACTTTCTGCCCGGGGCCGAAGCGGTTATGGTATGATACCGGCCTCCGGCTAACGAATCTGACCATTGTGTATAAGTACCAATACCATTAGAAGAAGTATCTTCCTTTTCTATTAAAAAGCAATCATCGCCGAATATATCTTTGACATACCCGGCAGAGTTGGTTAACCAGTTCCAACTTTCATAGCCCTGAGACTGACCTATCCTGACGCTTGCATTTTCAATCGGAGCGCCATTTTCATCAATGACCCGAATTGTCACATCTTTACCGAATAGTGTTCTCGAATCGGCATCTTTACTCCACTTCGCATTGGTGTAATCAGTGAAAATATTGTCACCAATAAATATTGCTGTCGAACCATTAATAATTGAATAAAAGCACCGATAAATGGAGCTCGATGCTTCTTTGCGGAAAGTGCAATTTTTAAATTTAGCAACCGCACTATATGCGAGTTGATAAAAGGAATATTTGTTGCCAGATGAGTCATAATTAGACTCAAATATGCAGCCATCAAATGTAATTTGTGACTGATTGATTTTATTCAATGAATTCAAAGGATTGTATTGCAATGCCCCATTTACGGAAACTACAGGATTGGCAATTAAAGGCATATTGCTATTCATTTTTGAAAACAGGCTATTTTTGAACTGCATTAATTCTCCTGTTGTGAAATTTATATGTGAATTACTATTGCGAAAAACACAATCTTCAATCGTGAATCCGATCACAATAGGACTTCCGCCCATTGTAATTCCTGCGCCATAAGTAGTTGGTGCAACAGCCTGTTCAATAGTTACATTCTTTAGTGTTCCAATGCCAATAGAATAACAACGATAAGCCAATCCAACATATCCTGAAGCTGTCCACGTATCCCGTATTTTAACGTACTCCCATTGTATGTAATTGACATTGGCTTTAGGCGTATGAAGTATTGCGCCATAGTTTTTTATGATCACCTCATGACCTGCCGATCCGATGGCAATAAACCTTCCATAAACCTGAATTGATGGCGAAGGCGTTGTAGCGCTTCCTCCCAAATCTATCGTTATATCATTCCTTATAACCAAGAATTCACCTCCTGAAATGATTGTAAGTGCATAGTAATTAGAAGCAAAAGTTGCTTGGCGCCACTGTAGCATGTCGCCAGTGTTTTCCATGCGGATAACACAGCCTGCACCTATCGATAAATTTCTTGCATAAGTTACTCCTACACCTTGCTTGATCTGGTAGATGTATGGATTATCGCCAATCTTCTCCATTATTGAAGCATTGTTAATGGCTGTACATACCTGATCAATGGAATTACCACCAACATCAGTACTTGTGATATTGATGGCTGTATTTGTATATGTTACAATAAGTGCCATTACTTATTTTTTTATTTAAATTTGAATCCAAATATCATTTTCCCGTGCATCGCCTGGCTCGATTTCCTGAACAAAAACAGCGACTCCGCGCTGTGGAGTTGCTGCCGGATCGGCATGCTGCGATTGACTATGTTCATAAGCCGCAACTATAGCCAATCGTTCCTCGGCCGTCATTATCTTAGCATCGCCAGTCTCATCCATATTGCCCATGCTGAAAGCATCCGCTTCCTTGCCTGTAGGATCATAAACCTCTTTGGTCATGTCGCCCGATCCGCCGCCGCCTGCATTACCGGGATACATATTGAAGAGGACAGCCTCTTTTTTGCTGAGGGTGACCACTTCCTTGCGGGGTATTGTCATCGTTATCTTCATGGCTCAGGCTCTTCGGGGTTGCTTTCGTCGCCTACGGCGGCGGGTTTAATGATTATCACGTCACTCAGGGCGATGAGGTTCTGCTTCTGATCGGTCAGATCCTCGTTGGCTTCCTCGATGTTCAGTTCGAGGTGTAACTTTTTTCCGGCAAGATCAGCCGTCAGATCGCTTTGCAGCCATAGTCTGATCTTTTCGGCAGTTACATTTAAAGCCTGGTATTCTGCCTTTTCAGGCTCGGCATATTTTGCCACAGCAGTTCCAGACTGATCAATTACATAAATATAGATTGCCTGCAAGCCTGTGGGATCGATGATAACGTCCTCGTCATCCTTCAGGACGATGTCAATGGCGATGTCTTCGCCGGTGTAACGGATGGTTTCCATAGTTAAATTGTTGAATTAATGAATTGTTGAATTAATGATTTGCATGGGGCATGGAGTTAATTGGGTTGTTCTTTTTGAACATCCACATCAGTGAGTGTCGTTTGGGTAATCTGCGGCATGGCGACGCGGTCGCGGATGAGGGTGGCGAAGGTGATCTCATATACCTTGAGGCCATCGGCGCGTTTTTCACTCGTCAGCGACTGGCGGACGAGCTTGGCGAAATGATTGTCCTCATAACCTGCAACGGCTCCATCCTGAATAATCTCAAGCGCTAGTCCGCTATAACCATGCAGGGCTTTATGAATTGAGTTAAGCAGTTGCAGCCTCGAAGCAGCGGCATCCATATCGGGAGATGTTCCGTGGAAGTCTTCATATATATCGAATGCCACCCTCACAGCTACCTGGCAATTACCCTGCTGCGCTCCGCGCTGGAGGCTCTGGTATTGAATGGAAGGGAAGTCGATGAATACAGCCGGGAACTGCACCGGATAGTTTTCGTCCGGGGCTTCGAGCTGTCCGCCTTCGAGATCGATCCAGCGAAGTGCAGGGATCTCTGTTTGGAGGCGCTTGACGATTGAGCGATAGATGATGTCCATGATGAATTGTTGAATTGATGAATTGTTAAATTAATGAATCAGAAGGAAAACTGCAGGAGGTATTTCGTTCCTGCAGTTTTTTCATAATTTTGAGCGTCACCAAAAAATTATGAAGATGAAAAATAAATTTGATAACCTCGATATTATCGAGGATGATGATGTAAAGGCGCTTGATCCGAAAATGATCAGCCTGCATGATATGCAGAATATAGAGTTTTATACCACGATGGCAGAGCTTGGAAGAAAGCATAATGCCACCATTGTTATCCATCTTTATATCGGCGATCATATCGGTAAGTATAAAGCGATTTTTGTCAGACTCCAAGCACCGAAGGATCTAAGTGCTGAGGCGGAACGGATTCAGCGCCGCCTCTTCCACACAACGCTGCTGTCATAAACTCGCCGCTTCTGCTGTAAGTCCGATGCTTGTGCTGGTTATCAGGGTCGATGGTATGCCTGAATACGGGACCATCGATAAAGGCGGATACTGCCATTCCGAGGAATGAATAGAGGAACCTGACCGGATTGCGCGGATCGAAAGGATTTGCTTTGGGGTCAAGTTCGCTGAGCGGGAAATGAACAAACAGGGTTTGATCATATCCCGTTTTGATCTCATTGTCATGTTCGTCGAACATTTTGACTGTTACTTCCATTTTCATAATTTAAAGGATTAAGTTATCGTAATGCTTTATTTATTTCAGCCAGTACAAGCCGTTTAATCTGATTGTTAAGGACTGCGCTATTGCCCATGAACTGTCGTTTTGGGAGGTTCATCCGCTTCATGTGTGCTTTCACCTTGATTTCGCCGCCTTCCACTTTTTCCTTTACGGTCCGTTGTCTTTCCTTCCGGGATTTAATGGAATAGATGCCTGTTCCGTATTTCACCTTCTGGTAGCGGTTGCGGATATGCTCAGGAACCTGAACCGAACCCCGGAATCCTTCATTATGCGCTTTGGCATAAGGCGCATCCGTACCGATAGTCACGCTGTTATGTGTCGTTGAAATGACCCGGATACTACGTCGGAGCCTTCCGGTATCCATTAATATTCCGCGACCGGTGTTGCGTTTGGCTCCGGGTTTTCGTTTTTGCCAGGGTTCAGTGGCATTATCAGCCCATGCCTGCTCGATGAATCGCCGTTTATAAAAAACGACAGCCTGCGCTCCCACCTTTCGGGGCAGCGATTTTAAGGCTCTTTGAAGGCCGTTTAATTTGTTGTTAAAATCTTTTATTTCCAAAACATATCTTTTTTAAAAAATGTTCGTATATTTGCAGCGGTAGTTTTGATTGTACTGATCGGATTGCAGATCCTTTTGATGTTAATCAAAGCTACTTTTTCTTTTTAAGCCCATCCACTATGCTATAAAAATTAATATTACCATTGTTAAATTCCCGTAAAACAATGAATGATGCCTTATTTTTTATTATTGTTTTCAGGTAATGATACATTTTTATCTGGGGCTTACTAACATTATTATTAATTGCATTATCAAAATATTCTGATTGGCGTATTAATTCTGTTATCTTATAGATTGCTAAGTTTTTATCATATTTGAATTTATGGGGCTGATTGATAGCTTCATTAATTCCCTTCGAAGAGAATGTTATTGAAGCCTCAAAAGGATCATTATTTGAGTCCTTCAATGTTTTCGATATACTGACATTTTTTTTAACCAAAGCAGCTTTTGCCCATTTCCCGATTTGCTTATATTCAAGATTTTGGGCTCTTTTCAGAACATCATCCGGCACTCCTTTGTAATAAGAATGTGCTTGCGGAAAAGCAAGTCCCTGTTTTGCTAAGTTTACCCGGAACATCGGCGGAACATCGGGAGGATCAATTCTGGATTCCGGCGTTTCGGATCCGGAAGCCAATTGTGAGACATCGCACCTGCATCCCCAGCCGTTGGGCGGATAATAGGAATCCCAGAACGGGTCGTCCATGTTCCTGGTGACACCATTGAGCTTTGCATGGTCAGGACGGACCCTCGCATCTCCTGCCGTTTCGTACCGGAGCAGCGGCATGATCCTTTTATTCTTTTCGAATTCGACCCATCTCCCTGCCATTTGCCCGGAACCTATGGCAGTGTCGTATTCTGTTTGCAGCCAGTTAACATTGAATTGCTTATCGATCTTTGCAGTATCTTTCTGAAACTCACTGAATTTTCTTATTTTGCCCTGGTCGTCTTTCAGCGCAAGGGTCATGCTTTTCAGTTCCTGGTAATTTTTGGCAGCAGAGAAAGCGTAAACATTTCTTTCGAGGTTTGTAAGCATTTCATAATCCGGCGTATCATAAGCAATGGAATCAAAACTTTTTCCGAAGCCTTCGGTTACAGCGCTGGTGAGATGTTTTGCAGTGATCTTTACCAGCTCAGGGCTAATGTCGCCGCTTGTGAGCCTTCCTTCATAAATGTCCTTTGCCATCCTGGCAGCAGCCTTTTCAATCTCTTTTTGTGTTTTTTTGGAGGCATTCAGGAACCATCCGGCGCCCGGGAAACCGTGACGATGTCCGCCGCAGACTTTGCATATTTCATACTGCGGCCCCTCAATCAGCGAGGGGCTTCGCCGAAAAAACTGAAGAATTTGTTTTTGTTCTGGGCTCCCTCATCCTGATCCTTTGACCGGGGATCGCCCTCACCCTGCCCTCTCCCGGGGGGAGAGGGTTGGGTTGAGGCCTTCATTTCTTCTTTCAGCTCGTCGTAGTTTTCGGGTTTGGGGATGTTGTAGGTTTCGTACCAGTAATCATCATCTATAGGAACCTTCGAGGCGATCTGAAGATCGATGAGCGCCTTTTCCTTCAGGTCAATGGTTTCCTTTTCATAAAAGATGAACTCGCCGCCCTGGGTGTTCATGCCGAGGTTGGCAAAGATGTCGGACAGGTTGTAGTTGAGGATGTCGAGGATGAACTTTTTATCCTGCCTCAATATCTGTTCTTCCACATCCTTATGAATTTCGCCCAGGCTTCGGGCGCCTTTGTCGCCCGGCTCTGTGGTGAGCGTATTGCCGAGGATAAGTTTGCTGATCTCCGCATTGCAGAATGTCATCATGTCGCGGTACAATCCCGACCCGGATGATTTCTGGGTGGTTTCGATGAGCTTGATCTGGGTGTTCTCAGGGTGGATGAACACTGCCGATCCCCCCATACCATTCATATCCTGCTTCAGTTTTTCACGTGCCATATCGTCAAACGAATCGTAAATGCCTTCGCGTATGGGCTGTCCGAACAGTTCGGCGAACTGGGCATAGTCGCCCATACCGTTGCGTTTATAGATGACCCAGGGAGCCGCTTTGCAGAGCAGCCCCAGATCATTAATCTGACCGATTTCGAGGATGTTGGGAAATGCGCCATCGCGGTATAGTATCCCGGTGAGGTCCGTTTGCGATTTAAGCAGCGCTCCTATATCAGGACGTATATGCTTGCGCGGTATCAGGTCATAATTGATCCAGTCGCCTTCTTTATAGAACTGCATGACGGTGAATCCCCAGAATATGGTATCAATAAGGTTGGAGATCATCCGGGTGAACCAGGGTGAGCTGATCTGCAGATCTATCGTTTCGTCCGGATCGCCATCGGTTTGAAATACGATCTGCGAGTTGAGGACGGCTGTTTTTCTTTTCAGGATGACGGAAGAGAGATGCGTATCGAGGAGTACGTCATGATACAGATCGTACAGCGCAATCCGTTTGGGGCTGGTAATACTTTCAGCCGATCGGAGGGCGCTTCGCCATTTGTCTATATCAACATTCTGGCGGTTCACCTGGCTTAATACCACCTGGTTGATGATGATTTTTTTATCCTGCTTTGCCATGTTAATTGATGAATTAGTGAATGAATGAATTAAAAACATCCCCCTTCGCCCCCCTCAAGGGGGGATAGAAAAAGTTTTTAAATAAATTTTTAAGTAGTTGACAATGTGTTTTAAGTAAATTTTTCGGGCTGTTTTTCGGGGTGTTATTTAGAATGATTAAAAGAACATTGCCCATGATTTTGATCAATTTTGTAAAAATGGCTTTAAATAATTCGCTGTGCTGAATGCAGACCCCCTTATAAGGGGCTGATGCCAAAAAAAAATTATCGTTCAATTTAAAACAATCTAAACCGGGTTTAAAATATATGGCGGGTAGGGATGAAACCGGACCTGTAATTTTTGATATGTTTTTAGTATTTTTCATATTTTTCCTCCCCCTGCCCCCTCCAAAGGGGGATAATTTTAAAAATGATTGATTCGTTTTTGATTGGAGTCCATGCTGAATGAAGTGGCGCCGCCCTGGTCGCCATCTGCGTTTTCCTTTAATGTGAGTCCGTCCGGATTGATGTCGCCTTTCTGAACGCCCTTGAGCCATTCGATGGCCCGGTTATACCTGTCAATCCGAACCTGCGGGAACTTCTGCGGGTTATGGATGCTATGCAGATGATACAGCGTTATGTCAATACAAAACATCTTAATAAGCTGATGCCTGTCGTCTCCGGTTTGGCTGAAAATATCATCGGTATCATACCTTGCTGAGAGGTATCCTTTCATTTCCTCTACGGCCTGGTCTTCCATGATCTCGAGTATGGCATCATCCTGCCGGGTGACGGCATTGAGAATTTCGGCATGGATAGCGGCGTCGTAGTCTGATAATGTTATGAATGCGCTCATGTCAATTGTTGAATTGTTGAATTGTTGAATTGTTGAATCATCAGAATCTGTATTTATTTGATTCGTGGAAGTTTTTCCGGCTTATAAAAGAAGCGGGAGCCAGCTCCCTTGCCTTATTATTGAGAATCCAAACGGCTCCTTCCACGGCATCGGGTCCGTCATCGTGGGCACGTGATCCTGGCTGTAAAGCCTTGAACTGCTCTTCCAGTCTCATCATGTGGGGATTCTGTTTTTCTTTTTCGTTAAAGATAAGTTTTCCCGCCCTATTGAGCGGTTCGAGCAGACTCTCGATGCGGGTAAACTTATCGGGTTTCTTCCGGTCGTCTCCTTTGATAGGAACAGTTCTTCCGGCGGCTTCTCCTACCTTGAAGAATTCTTGCATAAGGATGTCCTGGATGAAATTACTCTCCATCAGATAATAGCAGGAGCGTACTCCGACCAGGTTCATGATCTGGTAATGCCATGATACCATATTGGCTGTACTGGTTTGCTCAACAAAAGCCTTAATGACGTGAAATTCTCCCTTATACAGTCCGACCAGTACTGTCGCTTTATAGTCGTTCTTTTTGGTATCCTTGAAGCTCGGATCAGTATAACATACAAGCAGCTTGTATTCTTTCATCGGGCGCATGGCCCCCCAGGTGAGTTCCGGGAATACCGTTCCGACACTCAGGGGATTATTCATATATTCCTTCTGGAAACTGATGTAGCTGATCTTGCGCTGTATATATTCAATATCAGCGGGCTTCACTTTCTCGGGCCAGTTGCTCATCCCGTTGGTATCTGTAAGGTTGATGATGTCAACATGATCGGCATGCTGCTGCGCGCGGACGATGCAACAATCCTTGGCGATGATGTTTCCACAGAACAACACCCGGATGTTTTCTGAAATATCCACGGTGGGAATTAGCGCCTGCTCAATCCATTCCCATTTATCCTGGATGCTTTTTTGGCTGCGGGTTTCCTCATCGGTATCTATGTCGTCAATTATGATCATATCGGGGCGGACGGCTTCTTTTTTACTTCCTCGCGGAGACTGACCGGCACCGACGGCGGTGAATGAAACGCCGTTCCGGGTAGTGAATTCGCCCATAAGCCATTGCCCCACGTTCATCTGGTGACCATAATCGTTCTGAATGCGCTTGTTCAGTTCCATATTGAGCTGATAAGGAAGCAAAAGGCGAACAGCATTATCGTGGCTATGGCTGACAAGAAGAATATTCTTCACCTTGCCGGTCATTGCCAGGTAAATGACCTCGAACATGGTTCGTGTGCTTTTTGCAAAGCCGCGGCACCATGAACGCACTTCGTACCAGCGCGGGTTTGAAATGATCCTGGTGGAGGCTTTTTTATGGAATGCAGCGGGTTGGCTCTTTGAGTATTTTGGAAAGTAATACCTGAACCATAATTCCGGATCGGCTTCAAGTTTGGCTATACGCTTGACCTTTTGCGCAGGGCTCTCATTAAGCTCCGGCGCTACATCAGCAATGAAAGAGCGGTGGTATTCGCTCCATTCAACCAATGCCCGTTTGTCTTCTGTAGTGCTCATATTTTGCCTCCCCCTGCGCCCCTTCAGGGAGGGGGACATTTATTTCAGTTGATCCTTGATGAATATGTCAAATACATTGCTCAGTTCCTTTGCTTTGTTGAAGTCGATGGGCCGCAGCCAATCCAACAGGCGAATGCTGACGTCTATGATATCTGACACGCTGGTTTCCGTTTCCAGGTCGCGGGCCGCCGAAGTGAGTTTATTAAGCGTGTCGGCTTCTTTAGTATTGGCGAATCTTTCGCCTTCGGGACGCCGAAAAATGAAATCGTTCAGCTCGCGTATCTGCATATATACCCGCTGAAGCTCTTCGCTTTTGGTTACAATGATGGATGCCTTCATCTGCTCCCACCGTTCGGTGTTCACCCATTTACTGAGTGTTTTTTCGGTCACATTCACCTTAGCGGCGATCTCCTTCTGAGTCATATTCTCCTTCAGATACAGGAGCTTCGCCCATTCTTTTTTTTCGGTTTGCTTAACAGCCATCGGTACAATTATCGAATTTTTGAATTAATGAATTATCGAATTAAAGAAGCAAAATTGAAAACAAAAAACGGTAAGCGCATAGATTAATGCATATTATGAACAGCCCGCCACACTTAAAAAACAGTTAATAGATTATGATGGAAATGCAATTTGCACAGGTAAAACAGTACGCTGAATTTTGCCGCAATGAACCGGTGGTTTAACATATTGCCCGATGGCTCCTATGGATGCAAAATCCTGATCTATGGCTATATCAGCACATGGGAGTATGATGGCGTTAGCAGCAAGAGCTTTGTAACCGAACTGGCGCAGGCCGAAGCCTCCTATAAAGAGATCAATGTTCATATCAATTCCAACGGCGGCGACGTGTTCGAAGGGCTGGCCATATTCAATGCGCTGCGGAATTCACAATCAAATATCAATATTTACATTGACGGAGTGGCAGCCTCGATAGCATCAGTAATAGCGCTATGCGGAAAATCGGTTTATATGAACCGCTACAGCCGGATGATGATCCATTCTGTTACAGCCGGAAGCTACGGCAATGCGCAGCAAATGGAAGAGGCGGCAAAGATGATCAGGGATATTGAGAGTATCCTGGTCAGCATTTTTTCGGATAAGACCGGACTAAAGGATACGGATGTTAAAAAGAAATGGTTCGACGGCAGCGATCACTGGCTGACGGCTGATGAAGCGATTGAGGCAAAGCTGATTAACGGAGTGTTTGACGGGGTTAAGGCTGAAACACCCCCCAACCCC